GGCGTGTGCGCCCGGGTGGGGGGGGCGGCCGCCGTGACCAAGACGATGGAGCTTGACAAGGCCTACGCGCTGCGCTCGTTCGACGACCTGGCGAAGCTGGGCGTGACGGCCGAGAACAACCCCCGCCTGCATAAGCACGTGAAGGAGTTCTACACCGAGACCGAGGAGGGTACGAAACTCATCATCTTCCCTGTGGACAAGACGAAGACGTTCACCGAGCTGCTCGACAAGGACACGGGCCTTGTTAGGGAACTCGTTACGGCGCAGAACGGTGCGTTGCGCGGCATCTTCGTGGCCGGCGACGGACGCGAAGCCACCCTCACCACCAATGGGCTGGATGATGACCTCTTCACCGCCTTGCCCAAGGCGCAGCAGCTGGCCGAATGGGCCACGACGCAGCTCTACGCCCCGCTCTTCATCGTCATCGAGGGACGCGGCTACAAGGGCGGAGCCGTGAAAGACCTGCACGGCGAGGCCTACAACCGCGTGGGCGTGCTCATCGGCGATACGGTGAAGGTATCAGAGGGCGCGGCCGTGGGCGTAATGGCCGGGCGACTGGCCTCCGTACCCGTGCAGCGCAACATCGGCCGCGTCAAGGACGGCGCATTGAAGCCCGTCGCCATGTACATCGGCGACAAACTTGTGGAAGAGAACGCATCGGCCGTAAGCGACATGTACGACGCGGGCTACATCACCCCACGCAAGTACGTGGGCAAGGCTGGTTACTTCTTCACCGACGACCGCCTGGCATGCGTGCCCACTGACGACTACGCCCACATCACCGCACGGCGCACCATCGATAAGGCCTATCGCATCGCCTATGCCGCGCTCCTCGACCTGATGCTCGACGAGCTCCCCGTGAACGAGGACGGTACGCTGCAGCACGGCATCATCATGGCTTGGCAACAAATGATGGAAAACGCCGTTAACCGCGCCATGACAGCCGCTGGCGAACTCTCGGCCGACGAGGACGGCGCGGGGTGCAAGGCTTACATCGACCCGAAGCAGAACGTGCTGGCCACATCGAAGGTGGAACTCACGCTAAAGGTGCGCCCCTTCGGATACGCACGCTATGTGGACGTGAAGTTGGGATTCCAGGTTGAAACGGCAGGTAAGTAACATTTCGTGGGTGGGCATCGCGCCCACTCACCTCACACTTCAAACTAAAAGGCAATGTTCAACAGCAGAGAATACGAATGGGCGGACATCTCCGTAGTGATGGGCGGACGGCCCGTTACCGGCATCCGCGGCATCAAGTACAACATCAAGAAAGAGAAGGAACTGCTATATGCGAAGGGCAACCGCCCGCACGCAGTGCAGAGCGGCAACTACGATTATAGCGGTGAGATAACGCTGTTGCAGAGCGAATACCTCGCCTTGCGTGAAGCCGCCAAGGGCGACATCCTCGCAACCCAACTTGACGTGGTGGTTGCTTATGGTAACCCTACGCATGGCGACGCCATCAGCACCGACATACTGGTGGGCGTGGAGTTCACAGAAGACAACACCGAATGGAAGCAGGGGGACAAGTTCCAAGAAAAAAACATCCCCTTCGTCTTCATCGACAAGAAATAGGCATAACCCAAACACCGAGATTATGAAATATACGAAACAACAGATTGAGGAGTGGAAGGCCAAGCACGGCGAACTCTTCGAGATTACCGTCGAGGGCAAGAGCTGCATATTACACCGCCCCACACGTCGCGACCTGAGCTACGTCAGCGTGCTCAAAGACCCCATCAAGATGAGCGAGACCATGCTCAACCAGCTGTGGGTGGTGGGCGACGAAGAAATTAAGACCGACGACTCGCTCTTCCTGGCGGCCATACAGAAGATGCAGGAGGTTCTGGAAGTGAAGGAGGCTGAAATAAAAAAGCTTTAGAGGATGCCGAGGTGGACGTGTCCGACGGGTTCGACATCCTCTTCTTCAACACTATTATGCGCTACTACCTACACCTCGACCCCGATACGCTCTCGGACGAGGAATGGGCGCACACATATAAATACTTAGGTGAAATAAGAAAAGCGGAAGCAAAAGCGAAAGGCGATGGATAACGTGTTGAAATTCCTCATCAAGCTCAAAGCCGACAAAGGCAATGTCGTGTCGGTGGCAAGAGAGACGGAGCGGCAGCTTGACAGTATAAACCGTAAAGCATCTGTTGTTGGGCGTGGCTTGAGAAAGGCGTTCTCGTTGGAAGGATTCAAGGGCTCACTCATGGCCATTCCAGGCATGCAGTTCCTGATGAACCCATACACGATGATTGGCGCGGGCATCGGGGCGATGGTTCGGCTGGGCGCGCAGGCCGAGAGCGTGAACGTGGCCTTCACAACGCTGGTGGGCAGTGAAAACAAAGCCGCCCAGATGTTGGGGCAGATCAACGACTTCGCCGCACACTCGCCCTTCGGCAAGATGGACCTCACCCAGAGCGCGCAGACCATGCTCAACTTCGGCGTGGAGACGGGCAAGGTGCTGCCGCTGCTGCGCCAGCTGGGCGACATATCGGGCGGCGACAAGGACAAGATGTCGGCCCTCTCGCTGGTGATGGGCCAGGTGTCGAGCACGGGCTATTTGATGGGACAAGACCTGCTGCAGTTCATCAATGCGGGGTTCAACCCCATACAGGAACTGTCACAGATGACGGGCATCGCCGTCGATAAGCTCAAGGACAAGATGGCCAAGGGACAGATAACCTACCACAACGTGGAACAGGCCATAGCCCATGCCACGGGGGCGGGCGGCAAGTTCAACGGCATGATGGACAAGCAGAGCCAGACGCTCGCTGGAAAGTGGAGCACGCTGATGGACACCGTGCAGCAGGGTGCTATTGACCTCTCGCAGAGCGTTAATACGCCCATTGCCGAGGTGGTGGAGAAGGTAACCGCTGCCATCCCCAAGGTCTTTGCCGTCTTTCAGGCCGTTTTCTCGGCCATCTCCGCAGGCATCGGGTTCGTGGTGCGGTTCCGCAAAGCATTCATGATCCTGGGCGGTGCGGTGCTGGCGGTGTGGGTCGTCTTCCGCACATACACGATGGCATTGGCCGCCTACCAGGCCATCACCACGCTGGTAACGGCCGGTACGAAGATATGGACGGCCGCGCAGTGGCTGCTCAACGTGGCCATGACGGCCAACCCCATAGGGCTCATCGTCGCAGGCGTGGCCGCGCTCATAGCCGTCATCGTCTACTGCTGGACAAAGTTTGCGGGGTTCCGCGCATTTCTCATCACCATGTGGGACGTGTGGCGCAAGTTCGGCGACCTGATTAAGACCTACGTGGTGGACCGCATCAAGGAACTCATCCGCGGCGTAGGCCTGCTGTCCAAAGCGTTCTCCAAACTGTTCTCGGGCGACTTCAAAGGCGCGGCAGCCGACTTCGCCGCTGGCGTGAAAAACGTCTCAGGCGTGAACAGCGCGGTTTCCCTTGTGAAGAACACCGCAGCAACCGTTCGCGGCATCGGTGGCACGTTTCAAAAGAACCTGGCCGCAGAGCGCGCCAAGGACAAGAAGAAGGAGGAGAGCAAGGGCGAGCGTTCGGCCCTCTCCACACCAGGGCTAAAAGGCAGTGCGGCGGTCGAAAATGTGGTGTTCGGCACAGGCAAGGGTACAGACAAGGCTGGCAAGGGCAAGAAGGGCCGCCGCTCGGCCGAGGAGATCGCCACAGGCGGCCGACGCTCCACCAGCATCACGATGAACATCTCCAAGTTCTTCGACACGCTGCATGTGCACATGACGGATAAGGCCGACACGGCCGAACTGGAGCGTATCGTGGTGCAAAGCATGAACCGCGCGCTGGCAATAGCAACAAGCACAGACCGCGGGTAAACTAGTAAACTCATCAGCACATCAGCACATGAACAACGTAACGCGCTTTGCGCTTGAGAATATGGCACTCCGCATAACGGGTGGCAAGATACCTCCCTACTGGCTGTTCAGAGATGCGGGCATACGCCAGGTTGACGAGGGTAACTATGCGGCCATCCGCACAATGGGCGATGCCGAGCTGGCCGACCTGGTGCGCACCAACGCCCTGGGGCTGCCGATGGCCATGCCGTTGAGCCTGAAGCTCGAAGAGCCAGGCGCAAAGGAATGGCTGCTGCCCTTCGAGCCGATGATTAGCCTCACAGGCAAGCACTTCATTAAGCGCAGGCAGGTGAACAAGGGGCAAATCCGTGGCTCGATAAAGGAACGGTGGGCACAAGACGATTACGACATCACCATCGAGGGCGTGCTTATCGGCACCGACGGCCGCTATCCTTCGGCCGACGTGGCCCGGCTCAAGAACTTCTGCGAGGCGGCATCCGTAACAGCCCTATCGCCGCTATTGGAGGTATTCGGTATATCTCGCTTAGTCATTGAAAGTTGGGAAATGCCGTTCACGGCAGGCGAAGCGAACCAAAACTACAGCATACGTGCATACAGCGACGACGTATACAAGCTGCTGCTCGGCACGAACGAATACGAACTCATGAACTCATAACCTCACCAACTCAAGAACTCACCACATGTACACAATGGCATACGACATCACCATCGGCAATTACAAGCTAGGCATGCTCGCTGCGGTTGGCGTGCACAAGAGCGTGGAGCTCTTGGCCGACACGTGTGAGATAACCCTGCCTGCGGCCCAGCTCAACCAGGCACTCGACGTGGAGAACCGCATACGCCGTGGCGATGCCGTGACGGTGAAGTTCGGATACAAGGAGACGGGGTTGGTGGAGGAGTTCCGCGGGTGGCTGCAACGCATAGCCACAGATGGCGGCGACATCAAACTGTTCTGTGAGGACGACCTCTTTACTTTCAGGCGAGACCTCCCCAATGAGGTTCTCAAACAGGTGTCGCTGGCCGACCTGCTAGGCCACGTAATAAAGGGCGTTGGCCGTGATTACAAGGTGAACTGCTCATACACTTGGACCTACGCCAAGTTCGTCATCCACGACGCCACGGGCTACGACGTGCTGAAGAAGGTGCAGGAGGAATGCGGCGCGGACATCTACCTGCAAGACAAGACGCTGCATGTACATCCCCCTGGCGAGGTTACGGGTACAGAGCGACGATACGACTTCGCGCTCAACGTAGAAGATGCCGACCTCACCTATCGGCGCGCCGAAGACAAGAAGGTGCACGTGGTTGTCAAGACCTTGATGCCCGATGGCAAGGTGAAGGAGGTAGAAGTGGGCAGCACTGGTGGCGAGAAGGTGGAGGTGAAATGCCACGCTTCGGACACAGCATCAATGCAGGCGCGCGGCGAGGCCGAAGTGCGCCGCCGAAGCTTCGACGGTTACGACGGCAGCATTACCACTTGGCTCGTTCCGCAATGCGTGCCGGGCGATACGGCCACGCTGCACGACGCCGACTATCCGCACAAGGACGGCACGTATTACGTGCGGGCCGTCACCACGGAATTCTCCGAGAATGGTGGGGTGCGTAAGATTGAACTTGGATTCAGGTTAAGCTAAACGCAATATGGACAACTACAAGGAACTGGCGCAACTGGTCCGCAACGCAGCCGGCAAGGCCCAACTCACACTGATGCAGGGCATTGTGCGTAAGGTTAGCGGTTTAACCTGCGAAGTGGAGATTGGTGGCATCGCCGTACCAGACGTGCGACTACGCGCCTCCGAGGCTGCAACAGACGCGCAGATGCTGATAACGCCCAAGGCGGGCACGGCGGTGATTGTGGGCAGCCTGTCGGGCGACTTGACACAGCTCGTTGTCTTGGCCATCGACCACGCGGAGAGCATAACGATAAACGGCGGCAAGCTGGGCGGGCTGGTAAACGTCGAGCAACTAACGCAAAAGATTAACGAACTGGTACAGGCGTTCAATAGTCACACACACCAGGGCTTTCACGGGCCGACTGGCCCGCCTCTCAAGACTGCGCAGCAGCTTAAACGAGGAGATTACGAAGATACGACAATAAAGCATTAGGCAATGAACGGCATACAGTTGACGGATTTCGCCCCCACTATCCGCGTTAGGCGAGACGAGCAAGGTATGATAACCTCGGGGCTGCAAGTTGGAGACACGCTGCGGCAGAACCAGGCACTCATACTGACACTGAACAAGGGCGAACTGAAGGAACGCCCCTCGGTGGGCTGCGGTATAGCCGACATGCTCATGGACCACGACCCACTATATTGGCGCACCCTCATACGCGAACAGCTGGAGATGGACCGCCAACGGGTGAACAACATTAGAATTACGCCGAAAGGCATCGAGATCGACGCAACATATTAAAGACAACATAACATGATAGAACATTTCTTACAAAAACTTTCCGAGGCACTCTCCACCGTGTGGGGATGGCTGCTGTGCGCAGCCTTGCTGGTTATGAATTTCATCGTCGGGTACGAGAAAATGGTGGGCTTCACCGTCATGGCCATCGTTCTTGATGCCGTGTGGGGCATCGCGGCGAGCCTTCTCCAAAAACGCTTCGCGCTGAGCGAACTGGCGCGTGACACATTCGCCAAACTCGCCGTATACGGTACGGCCGTCTTTGTCTTTATACTAATAGACAAACTAACCGGTCTAAGTGGAGGGCTGACTACAAGTATTATTTGCATCGGCATCATCCTGGTTGAGATGTGGAGCATGTCGGCATCGATGCTCATCTGTTTCCCCCACATGCCCTTCCTCAATATATTGAAGAAGGCCTTGGCCGGAGAGATAGCCAGCAAACTTAACGTGAAGCCCGAAGACGTGGCAGAGGCGTTGGACACATTACATCAAAACAGAAAATGAGAACGATAAGGTACATCGCCGTACACTGCACGGCAAGCTCGCAACTAGCAACGGTTAAGGAGTTGCTGTTGGAGTTCCAGCGCAGAGGGTGGAAGAACCCTGGCTATCACTACGTGGTGGGCGCTGACGGAACGATAACGCAACTGCTCGATGAAGAAGGGGTGAGCAATGGCGTGCGAGGTTACAACAGCGTGTTGGTTAACGTGGCCTATATCGGTGGCATTGACACAGAAGGCAAAGCCGTGGACAATCGCACTCCCGAGCAAAAGGCCTCACTGCTGAAACTATTGGGTATGCTGCACAAGAAGTACCCCACGGCCACGATACAGGGGCATCGCGACTTTTCGCCAGACCTTAACCGCAACGGCATAATCGAGCCAAACGAGTTCATTAAAGCATGTCCATGCTTCGACGCAAAGAAAGAGTATAAGGATATTTAACCCCGAGAGCAATGACACACCTATTATATATACTTGCATTAATCATGCTGCTGGCCTCGTGCCGCACGACGCGGACGATAACACGAAACAGCGAGGTGGACGTCCACCAGCGCGACTCGCTCGTGGTGCGTGACAGCGTGGTGCTGCGCTACGTCACCGCCACGCGCGACAGCGTGACCATCCGCGACAGCGTGGTGCTGGTGAAGGACAGTTCGGGCAGGGTGATCGCCACCGAGAGATACCGCACCAGCGAGCACACACGCGACACCCATGCCGACAATTCGGCCACGGCCACACGCGACAAGATTCACGACAAGGGTGTTAGCACACGTGTGAAGGAAAAGGTAATGGACTCGAAATCCGTTTGGTCAGCCCTAGGTACGGTAATGGACATCGTGGGATGGGTGGCATTCGCATCGCTCGTAGTTCTTTTCGCACGCAAGTTATGGAAACGACGGTAAGGGACGGCCAGACATTGGCTGACATCGCCGTACAGGAATACGGCGCATTGGAGGCGGTGGTGCGGCTGGCTATGGACAATGGCATGGCTGTGAGCCAAACACCCCCTGTGGGTATGCACCTGCGCCTGCACGACGGCGAGTACAACCGTCCCATGCGCCGCTATTGCCAGGCGCACGGCATCGCCCCGGCCACACTGCGCGGTGATGGTGGAACAAGAGCGCGCATATTCAACGAGACTTTCAACGACACATTCAACTAAACCCAACTCAATGGCACGCACGATAGCAGAGATAAAGCGCACGATGACCGATGCATTCATGGGCAACGCCACGCTGCGCGAGATATACGGACTGGCGGAGGGCGACACCTTCGAGGGCAGTTTCTCGACGGTGAGCCTAGAGAGCATCCTTTTCTACATCGTGGCGGCATGCTGCTACGTGATGGAGGCATTGTTCGACCGCCACCGTCTGGACGTGGATGACAAGATAAGTCGCGCCGTGGTGGCCAGCGTGCCGTGGTACTACAAGGTTGCTCGGCAGTTCCAGTACGGCGACGCCCTCACCTTTGACGAAAGCACCTCGCAATGGCGTTACCCCACCATTGACGAGAAGAAACGGCTGGTGCGATACGTGGCCGTGCGTGACCGCGGTACGAGCATACAAGTATTGGCCTCGGCGGACAAGGACGGGCTGCCCGAACCGCTTTCTGTCGACGTTCTAACGGCGTTCAAACAGTATATGAACCGCGTTAAGATTGCGGGTGTAGTGCTCAATATTCGTTCGCTGCCTGCCGACTATATACAGATTAGGGCCACAATACAGGTTGACCCTCTTATTTTTAGTACAAACGGAACAAGGAATGGTGAAGAGGCAAAACCCGTTGAAGATGCCATAAATGCCTACCTGCGCGGTATCACTTATGGCGGAACATTCAATAAAACGCGTCTTGTTGATGCCATCCAAGCTGTGGAGGGCGTTGTCGACGTGACATTGGCCGAATGTCTTTACAAGACGGCCGCCGACACAGATTACCGACCCGTGGCGGGAAACAACTATACGGCGGCTGGTGGCAGCTTCGTCGCCTCAGGACTTCAAAATTCAATCAACTATGTGGTATGACGTAGACTTCAACCGGTGGGCCGTGCAGTTGTTACCGCCCATATTGCGCAGCCGCGTGCTGCTGGCGTTGCTTCGCATCATCATTATTCCCATTGCCTATCTGTACCGCCTCTTCACGGATTATCGCAAGAAGGTGGCCGACAGACTCGACATCACAGCCAGCGTTCAGGATATCGAACGCGCGCTCAACCGTCGTTTCTTCTTGCGAAACAGACAGATATACATAGAGTCCGAATCTGACGAACGACACCTCTGTTTGTACTTCCAGGTCGAGAGCAAACCACCCAGGTACATGAACCCACGCCTCATGTTGTGGATGTCGGGAGAAGTTCCAAGCAAGCCAAACTTTATGGTATACGTACCCAGTTTCCTGGCCACTTCCCTTAATGCAGAAGAGGACCGGTACAAGGGCCGCCACTTGGCTGAAATTATCCGCATCATCGATATGTACAAACCGGCTGGCCGCCGCTATGCCATAACCATATACGAATATGAATAGACTTCTTTTCAATGAGGGTGGACAACCCATATTCCTGGACGATATCAAGCTGTTGCAAGACAACGACACTAGTTTCAATCGCCAATTTTTGAACGCCGTAACCGGAGATTCCCCCATTTTCTTGATAAAAAGGTTGGAGCTAAAGCCTGTATCCGTAGATCCTAGCAAATTAACGACGACGGCCAAGATTTTCGCAAATTCTGTTGTCCTGTCTGGTGAGATAATAGACTTCCCGGATACGACGGTAACGGTTCGGACTTGGAACGACCCAATATACGTCTGTGTCACAGAGACAGAAAATGAAGGGCGAGAATTCGAAGACGGGCAGGAAAGGCCATGCAGGCTGTCAAGGCAGGCATACATAAGTACAAGTAAGGATGGTGCCAAGGTTTCCTACAACGTTCTCGAACTCCCGACATTGACCGAGCTTTTACGGAGAAACCTCGGCTTGGGGGGCGTAGACACTTGGAAGAACATTCCTGTCACATTCTTCAATGGATACACTGGGAAGGTGCAATATCAGAAACAGGGCGATACCACACGCATAAAGGTCAAGATAAGCAGCATGAAGGGTGAATGGGATGCCATGCCCGGAAAGGGAATCCTCTTTGAAGTGGACCACCAGGTAGGTTCGTTTCTCAACAGGAAATGGAGTGGAACTTTTGGGACAGGAGGAGACGACGGCTCGCACCTGTGCGCCTTAGAGTTCTCTGAGGGGAAATGTTGTCTTAGGGACTTGCGAGAGCTTTCAGGTGCATCTGATGTCCTGGACTCTCCCATAGAATGTCCTGTCTCCCTAACATTTGAAATACTGGAATAGGTGTGGCAAATGAAAAGAGTCCAAGTAACAGTGCTTGGATGAGAAAGGATAAAACATAGGAGTGTATAACACCTGTTAAACAGGAACTTATTATAATTCAGATAAACGACAATGGATACAGTATATGATCTGCTTAGTAGAGCGAAGAAACTCAGTGAGAAGAATCAGGTGAATAGCATTACACCTGAGGAAGTTGGCAAGCTGCACGAGGACACCCTAGCATACATTGCCTCATTGGAACAGTCGGCAGATAGTTTGGGTATTAAGAAGGTTTATCGTTCTAAGCCAGATATGGAGGCAGACACAGCTCCGATTGGCACTAACGGCAAGGCTCTGCGTTTTGGACAACTAGTAAGCGTCTATGATGGTACGCACCCTGATAGTCCAGACAATGGGAAAATCTATGCTTATCAGAAGCCAGGGTGGCTGCTGATGGGTGAGCTCTTCACTAGAATGACGCCCAATGTAGTTCAGGAAGCTGGTGACAGTGCAGCTAAAGTGATGTCACAACATGCGGTGACAGGGCTGTTGACGGAATACAGTGTAAGTAGTAACAATGGTGGAAAAACATACACATTACAAGATGCTATTGGGGCTGTACCAAGTAGTTTTCAAAAGGGAGGTCTAGTAATTGGCTTTATAGATTCTATAACGAATCTATACGTAAGGTATTACAATCAGTGCGACAAATGGACAACATCAGAAGAGTGTTGGCGGCCTATTGGTAATGAAATCATCAATGAAACTAGAGAGAGAAAACTTGTCTGCGGCAATCTAAACATTAGCACAGGATCTTCGTTTAGAAGATACAAGCTTGCTCCGAAGAATTTCATTTTTGAAAACGACGCCACCGTGACTAAGATTATATTCGGCACGAGTAGGGTGTTCTCTGAAGACAAAAAAGTAGAAGTATTCGAATACTCAAGAGGTAATACTGCGGCTGTAAATTCCCATTCATTGACACTCGAAAAAGGTAAGAATTACATTGAGTGCAACCTGCCGTTCCGTAAGGGTGATGTCTTGATGGTGCAGAACCAAGAGGCTGTAAATACGAGTGGAGATACGGTTTTTCTAATAGGAACAAACTATAGTTTTCCAATGTTCGGAATAGACATCTTTGGCCGATGGACAGAACAAGATACATATGGAGGAGCATATGATTTAGAATACAAGGAGATTGTCACGTATAACGCCAAAAGCTATGCGGACAAAACAGCTAAGAATGCATTTGAAGAGGCGAAAACATATGTAAATGAAAGGACGTCGCAGGAAAGCAATGCAATAAAGAGTTATGTTGAGGAGAACGTATTCAAGGACAATATAAAAACTAGGCTGTTTGGGTACGATTATCTTGGGGGTGCTTTTAACAGAAGACTACAGATATTGTCGGCTGGTGACCAGAAACCCTTCAATGTAGACGTGCGCATTACAAAACTCATCTTCCGCGATGAGATTGCCAATATTGTTAATGAGGACAAGGAGATAAAGGTTTATGATTGTCGTTTTGGTGTTAATGATAAAATTGAATACACGGCGACATTAAAGGCTAACACTAATTACGCTGTTTGTGATTTTACCCTAAGAAATGGTAGTGTGGTGATGGTACAGGATATCAAGCTATCCGAGAATGCATACTTAATCACGACTCTTTATGAGGCAAAAGGCTACTGTATAGACCAGTTCAATAGGTGGGTTGCTACATCTGCGCACTCTTCGCGGTTCTCTTTTGAATATCAGATAAGGCTATCGAAGTTGGATGAGATACTTAACGGAGAAGGGAATGTTACCAGCTATGCGAATACCGATTTTGTAATAATATACGGTTCTTCCCTTACGGACCATTCATGTAGCATGCGTGGACACTCATGGTGTGAGAAGGTGAATGATATTGTAGACATTCCAATTTCAAACCATGCCCTAAGCGGCAGTACCTTGTCGGGTAACATTGGCATGCTTCTGGGCGTAATAGACACGTTACGTCCATCTTATGTATGGTGGAACAACGAGGCGAACGGGACGAAGTATGGAAAGGGCGCCTTGCCACACTTAAAGGCGGCAAAGGAAATATGCGACAGCTTTAACGCCAAGATGATATTAGGTGGGGAGAACGGAACGGCCGTCGACAGAATTAAGCTGAAAGACATTGATAAGACCTATGAGCAGTTTGCCAAGGATAACGGTCTTATACATTCGGAATTACGCCGAGAAATTCCAAATGTGGGAGCAACTTATAAGGGCTTTGACAGCGGCGTGCACCAAGGCTACCGTAACCAAGCGTGTTTTTTCAAGCATGTAGATGCATTTAATTCGCTACGTATCATGAAGTCCGTCAAGATATTCATAGTTCGCCCAAAGTCTGCCGACAAAAATATCCATGAGTTGTGCTATGACGACAACTACCAGCGTCTATTGAACTTCCGCGCAGCATCGAGTGGCACTAGGACGTCTAAGACTTCGGGGCAGATTGACAATTTGGATGATGCACGTTATGTAGTCGATGGAGGAACAGACAATGGTACGAAATCATATGAAGTAGACCAAGTTGTTACGGGTGGAAGTGTGACCTGTTTTAAGAAAGCCGTTGTTGAGGTCATTACTGATACGATAGGTGTAACGAGCGGAACATTCGTTGTGGGATGTGACATTAGGCCGACAGGAGTTTACATTGCAAGGGTACGCAGCGCAAGCACATTGTATGATGGAGACGTAAGAAGTAAGTGGGAAAGCGTAGGTTTTGAGTACGAAGACAATAATATTATTGTAGAGCTAGGCCGAAAGAACGCAGACATTCAACTGTACGACAAGATACGCTTCATTGTTGTGTGCGAGGGTGCATTCAACCTGTCAAAGCCTATATTCAAGGACTATGATGGAAGTCCAAAGATTATCGCCAAGTCATACGAACAGAGACAATATGGTACGGAATTGAATGATAATGTACTGATGGCTGATGGCTGGACTTTGAGCGGGGCTTTTGTTGAGACCGCGCCCAATGCGCTAGGTTTGTACAAGGCTGACACAAGCCACGTTAGACTTGGCTCTAAGGGGGATAACGCCACGAAGAGCATTGCAATACCCAAAGGGACAAGGCGTGTGGCTATTAGGATTGTAGCACAACGATTTTTACCCATCGCGACAAAGAGGTTTGAGAGTAACGCCGAAGTTCAGAATAGTGGATATATTACATCTATGCCAGCTATCGAGGCATACGACAATGATACCTCGTTAATGGGCGTGTTGATTAATGATGCTGCCTATTCTGAAAGGCTGGTACACCAAGGTTGGTACACGGATTATTTATTGTATGATACTGACATGACGGATGACACTCTTAAGATCGAGCTGTCAAAGATTAGCGATGACACCGCGCCTATATTCGTCTATTCCGTCAGTGTCCAAAAGGTAGAATAGTAGATGGAAGAATACAAGAAATTGCAGGCGTAGTTCTGCACGCGGTTGGGGACAAAAAGCCCCCGACCATTGTTAAAGTAACGCCAATCACTTATAACAAACCGCAGGAGCGTGTGGTCGGGGGTATATCCTCGTCCACGCTCCTGCGGTTATATGTTTATAAGTGATTGGCAATACAAAGGTAATAATAAAATTCAGGATAACAACAATGACACACACAATTTATCAACAAGCACCCCTGCCATTCATGGGGCAAAAAAGAAAGTTCGTTAAGGCATTTAGGACGATTTTAAAGAGTTACCCCGACAATGTAACCATCGTCGACCTGTTCGGTGGATCGGGCCTACTGTCTCATGTGGCCAAGCGTGAGAAACCCAACGCCACGGTCGTTTATAACGATTTCGACAACTACCAACGCCGCATCGCCGCCATACCGCACACCAATGCGCTGCTGGCCCGCATTCGTGAAGTCACCGACAGCTTGCCGCGTGGTAAGGTGATACAACAGCCATTCCACGACCGGATATTGGAAATCATCGCAGAAGAAGAACAGAAAGGTTTTGTCGACTACATCACGCTATCGCCGTCGCTCCTTTTCTCGATGAAATACGCCAACAATATGGACGAACTCGTTAAGCAAACGTTCTATAACACTGTACGGCGAAACGATTATTGTGCAGACGGCTACCTCGACGGCCTGACCATCGTGCACAAGGACTACAAGGCCCTCTTCGCTGAATACCGCGACAAGCCCAATGTCCTCTTCCTGGTTGACCCGCCCTACCTCTCCACCGAGGTCGGCACTTACACTATGACTTGGAAGCTTGCCGATTACCTTGATGTACTAACCATCCTACAAGGCCACGACTTCATCTACTTCACTTCCAACAAGTCGCAGATAATCGAGCTGTGCGAATGGATAGGGCGGAGCCGCATCGACCGCAACCCGTTCGAATGCGCGCACCGCGTGGAAGTGAACACCACGATGAACTACAACAGCAATTACACAGACATCATGTTATATAGGAAAAATGAAAACGATGAACAAATACTACAGCCTGCTGGATAA